TTTGACGAGCGGTAAGGGCCAGGTACCAGCCTGGCGTCAATCTTGTCATCAACGCCCTGCTCAGACAGCATTGTCCGGCCGGTAGGCTGCAATGTCCCGCCAACGTTCATGACCTCAATAGCAAGCGCGCTGTCAGCTGAATTCCTTACCCAGCAATACCCGCCGTTTGAAATATTACCCGCTGAAACATCACTTTGCGCCGTGGTTAATGATGAATATTCTCTGATGCTGTTAGAAATCGATCCCTGGCCAACATACTCAGCAACCTCAACAGCTACGCCTGCATTGTTTTTGTAATATCGAAATGCCAGAACATTACCGGCACCCTGAGGAACCCGGAAGTATTGACCTGAAGTTGTCCCGGCAATACCGGCCGTTGTATCGGCAAAGGTGAGCTTATTGTCGCCGAACTCTGCGGCACTGAGGGCATACCCCTGCGCCTCTTCAGCTGAACTGGCTGCATGATTTGCAAAATCAGCGATAACATTTAACGTATCGGCCGTCATCATGTTGGCGACCATATCATTGGCCGCCCATGCACGGGCCAGCGTCCCTTCCTGCGCGCGCTCAATTGTGAAGATATCGCCAGCCTTAGCTGTCACGTTCACGATCTCAACCTGTGAGCCTGTAGCAGCATCGGTGATAGTCAGCTTAAAGTAACTCTCACCGGCCACAGCGTCAGGGAACTCGGCACCAGTTCCAGCGCTAACGATCAGCGACGCGTCGGTTGCGCTGATAGCAGAAGCCAGAACGCTTTCTGCGTTGTTTGTAGCCAAAAGGGTTAGTGCCATGTCTCCTCCGGGATATAGGCATAAAAAAACCCGCCGAAGCGGGTTTGATGTTATCAATGAGTTATTTATGAAACCCCACTGGCGTGGGCTTTGAGTTAATTATCCACAGAAACAGAGACGTTGCCGCCGTTATTTTTAATTTCGTATTTGTAGCTGAATTTATTACATGCGAGCGTAAAGCCATTCGATGAAACCATAGGTATGAAAGAGCTAACAGAGTCACATTTGTAAGAGCTTTGTCTAACAAACCCAACAAGGGTATCTATAAATTCGAATGCCTCTGGAGTGTCTTTATATAGTATTGCGTTATGTTCAACTGGAGCCGCCCTTTTCTTAGAGTCGTATAAGCTAAAATCTCTTTTGCTTTCCTTAGGCTTCTTGGCTGACGGAGTTGTAATCTCATCAGGTTTTTCTGTAATTTCTGAAGGTTTTGTTGCACCTTCATTCTTTAATATATCATTTGCACCATTTGATTCTGGTATGCCAGTTTCCTTTATTGCGCCGTAAATTGCGAACGCAGTATCATACCATTCATCAACACATTTTAGGTCACTGCATCGTTCTCTTGAATCCCAAAGAGCTTTAGTTATCTCAGAAAATGCCTTTCGGTCCTGGGTGTACGCCTTAGCATTTCCATATAAATATTTTAAATCATCATCATCTTTTGAAAGTTGTGGGTTTGTACATATCGTTTTCTCAGCAAAGCTTTTTGCCTTAGCACAATCAAATGATGCTGCATATGAAACCCCAGCGCATAGTGAAACTGATAATAATATAAGAAGGGCTGATTTTTTCATTTTAATCATAACCATGCTGTGGTGGATACCGTAAAGTTTACACCACAGCCATTTAGCTTCAATCAATAATTTCCACCTGGATGGACTGATAGAAAGGCATGTGCAGCAGTCCACTATCCATAGCCTGCTTGAAGAAAATGGCGAACTCGAAATCCTCGGTGATCACAAAGGCCGTGTCCTTCTGGTTGTACTTCCTTGAGTTATAAGCCGAAGCGTTGTAGATGGCGCTCCGCGTGAACTGCCGGCGCCCCTTGTAGATGGAAATCACAATTCCGCCATCGACAAACTGGATAGAGATACTCCAGCGCTGGTCGTTGAGGATGTCTGTGCCGTTTATGCCCAGAAGAAAGCGAAGAATTCTCCGCTTAATCCAAGGGATAGAGAAGTAAAATCCATCACCCTTGTAAAAATTCCAGGTCATGATCCGCTTAAAGAGGTCATCGGAGACAACCACCTGGTCTGACTGGTTAATAACCCGGTACTCATTGAAAGCCAGTTGGTTAAATTCCAGGGTGTTATATGGCCCTATCTCCCTCTGCTCACTGCTGGAGATTACCGGGGGCAGCACGCCATAGATACCATGGGCAATCCACCGAAGCTGATCTCCGGTGTTGTATTCTCCGATAAACACAGGAAGGTTGGCATTGAGCATCCAGTCATAAATCCCCTGCGCCATAGAGTTATACGCAGTGAAGAATGCCCGCAGATTGTCATCATCATTATATTGCGTATACATATACGACCTAATGATACTGTCAAGCATGCTACGCTCCGTTAACGATCACGCCATCTGACGCAATATAGAAGTAACTGAACCTGTCGCCGCTGATGATATTGGTCCCGGCATCAGGCTCGGTTATCACACCGTTGATTGTGACCACGACATTTAATGTGCTTATCAATGCCATATCGATTGTCGAGTTAATCGCCTTCAAAAACGCGTCTTTCAGGTTGTTAACATTCAGCGGCTTGCCGGCAAATATGCCGTTCACATACTGAATGGTTGGCGCCGAAACCAGGGAGGCGACAGTAGCGTCAGTCAGGTAGTTAATGCTTTCGGTTCCCCACTGATATGTCACGGTGACGCGCTGCAGTAACGGCGTCACGAATGGGATCACGTAGTTATCAGGCCAATCGTTAACCGTCACGGTGTTGTTTCTGACGTTCGGCGTCACTTCTCCGCCGCCGCCCCACGTCCCGGCTGAGGTCGTATTAATGCCAATAGAAAACGTGTGAGGCGATAGCACTGTAACAGTCAGCGGCACGTCATTAATGCCGGTCATTCCATTTACGCCAGTAATCCTGATAACCTGCCCGTTAGTGTAACCATGCGTCAGGTCGGTGCTCACAACGCCAGGGTTGGCATTCGTGATCCCCGTTACGCTCAGTGAACACCCTTTCAGTCGACTGATATCCCCAGCTGACTTATATAGCGCTCCAGCAATATCGTATATATCGCCGCCGGCGCACATGACTATCCACTTATCTCCGTCCTGAATGACAGAAACCAGGCGCGCCTGCACGTTATCAAGGCTGGTGAGATATTGCCGGATAAATCCAGGATATCCCTGAACTGTGGCCATCTGCGCCTGCCATACGCGATCACGAAACTGATAATTCGTTTCCGGGTCAGCACCAGGAGTGCCAGCGATTGGATTCGTGCAGGTAATGATGATGTCAGACGGAAGACTAGTAATGATCTGGTTAACTGTATTCACCGGTACAGCCCAGGTCCCGGTCTCCGTTCCTTCGCATGACACGCTGGCAGACACGCCAGATGACGAGATAATCGTCGCATCGCTGACTGAATAGGTATAGGTCCCATCAGAAACAATAAACCCCTGTGGGATAACAAACCCAGCCGGGCCGGAAAACTGAATCGGGACCGTTGTCGTGCCAGCCGTTTTCTGAGCGGGAATACCGGCCTGCTGCGCGAGAAGTTCCAGCATGGCGAGGTTAGCCTTTAGCGGCCCCACTGAGTTAATCAGGTCAACCCTTGCCTGATCACAAACGATGAGCGCGCCGACATCGGTACTGGCCACATCCTCAATCAATGAGCCTGGTAATTCTGTTGTTAGTCCCGGAGATAGCGCAATAGCCTGGGAAACTAGCTGTGCTCGTAGCTCTTCCGCCGTCAGAGGTACCGGGCCTGCTGACGTATAGCTGACTGGTAAATCGCTCATACGGCCACCTGTGTGATTATTTTTGAACCTGCGTTTGTGATTGCCGAGATGTTATAAACAGGCGGGTCGTCGCTGATCAGCGCAATCTGCAGCGAGGAAAAATACTGACTGAACTGTTTCTGAATACGGTTTACGTAATACGTCGGAAGGATTTGCTGGATCACCGACCCGGCGGCCGGTATTCCGTTATTCGCGTAAAAAGGCGACTCCTGCGGCGCCAGTTTCAGATTCTGGATCAGGGTGGTCAAATACACCGAGTCATTAAACCCATTTTCGTCAGTTTCCACCAGGACCCACTTCCCCTCAGAGTTTCGGCCATAGGTTCTCACTCGGTGATACTCCCGTTAAACGTTGAAGTCGGCCCCCCGGTATCATTTCCATCGTTGCCGTTTGAATGTTTATGGCTGTTAAGCCACGCCAGAAGCGATTGCCAACCGGCATGCATGATTGCGGGGCTTGTGCTGGCATCAGAATCCTGCAGGTGACCAACCTCCCCCGAAAGGCTCCATTTGCTACCGGTCAGTGAAAAAACTGTCCCGCCAACGTTTACAGTGAAGCTGTCAGGTGTGGAAATGGCGATGCTGTCAGGCTTCAGGAGAAACGTCGTGTTGCTGCCGCTGTCGCGCAGCGTTACACCCTCCGGACCGTATACCGTCACCACCTGCCCGTCGACGTCCTGCCACTCGGTATGACTGATAGGAAGGTAAACCAGGGCGCTCAGGTTCGCTGGCTGCGTCAGATCGGCAACTCCGCCACCCAGTCCACTCATGCCGCCGATATAGGTATCTGCAGGAATGACAATCCCCCGGTCTCCGGGCTGCATTGGGTAGCGCACGTATTGGGGGCCAAAAAGAGGAATGGTTACCTGTGGCAAAGTGAATAGGATATTCGTCAGGCTGAACGATACGGTAACCATCTTTCCTGACTGCCTGACGATCGTTGCAGGTAACACCTTACCAACCAACTGCATAGCTTCGGCAATTTTTTCCTCAGCGAAGTTGTTCATGCTCTTGGCAAAATTTAGTCGCTGATTAATGGTCACGATTAGGGCTCCTGCGTCACATACGCCTCAAAGATAGTTACCCAGCTTGCCGCGTCGGGCTGTCGGCTATTGCCTACGCATCTACATGACTGAATAGCGAATACGCCCGAGAATGCAGTCTTGCTACGGTATTGCGAGTACGAGGAAGCTTGAGTGATAGCCATGGCGCCTGCAGGCATCCTCACATAGTCACCAACCTGAATATCAGCCCTCATTACACAGGTAATCATCACCCGGTTAAACTCAATCCATACCGGCTGCCCGATAAGATCAGTAAATTCAAGCTGAATAGGGGTCTTCTTTTTCTCAGTTGCTACGCTGTCCCACACCCTGATTTCCTTACCCGGGAACATGCCCATTTCAACGCCGAGATAACCCTCATCCCTGATAATGCTGCGGCTAATGCTTTTCAGATTAGAGGCGAGTTGCTGCATACTGGAACAGTAAATCGGGGAGTCGTAGTTCAGGACCAGCAGATCACTAATAGTGATATTTATTTTGCAATCAGGGAAAGCGCGTTGAAGCGCAAAAAAGAGCGCCACAGACAATTTTTGCCCTTTACTCCATGGCATCGTGATATTCACCGGCTTATCCACAGAGCCGGAACCAGCAGTAATAATCATGTCCAGCGAGAGATCTATTCCCTGCCAGTTCCCGAATGGCTGCTGAATGACGCCTTCGAGAATCATCCCGCTTTGTGACGCTTTGGCCAGTGGAAGCCCTTTCGACATGCCGACAAATCCCTTTATCGTCATGCCGAACATGTTTTGCTCAGCCTGCTGCATTTCCTTGATGCTTACTCCATACACCCTCACAAGGCTATTACCCATAGGCGTTGACATGCCGTAGCGCTGAATATCAAATTCAACCATCAGGCAGCCAGGGTTATAGTTTCCGTATGCATCCAGGCTTTTATATTGCTTAAAAAGCTTTCCGCTTTTTTCGAAAATCTGGAAATCGTAATATCTCATCAGCTGGTTACCTCAATCAGGCCGTTTTGTTCACGCCAGATCATGGTTGTTCTGGAGAAAACTCCGGCAATCAGATTTATTCCAGATTCATTCGTTGAGCCGACAGCCGGGGTATTAAGCACGGTATTACCAGAATTGTCCGTAATGAGGATGTACCACCGCTGTGCAGAGATATTCCATCTTATCTGGCAGTTATATACCGTTCCATCGAGCGCAGGTGTGAAAGCCATGCTCTCTCTCTCATTGCCAGTAAACGAGTAGGTTTCCGTCGTCATAGACCAAACTCCCCGCCTAGCCTACCGATAAGGCCGACAATATCGCTTACGGTACCGCCAAGCGACGTATTCCCGAGAGCAGCGACAGTATTTGTCCATTCGCTGGTAGTTTGCTTTGTTCCACCGTCAATTTTGCTCAGAAAGCTATTTACGGCCTGCTCCGCCCCTGTTTCATTGACCAGAGGCTGCTCGAAATCCCATAACCAGGATCGCTGCGGTACCGACTCGCTGAAGCTTGTCATATCCTTTACCGTTCGCAAAATACACCCGCTGTAAAAAAGCGCAGGAGTCGCGACGATATAGGTTCCGCCAAGGTTGGCATGCGCCTGAAGGACAGACTGCAATGCACTTAGTGTGACAAACTTAGTCATAGCGCCGGTGTTTTCATTTACCGGCGCATCCATCATCAGCGAAATACGCAGAGGCTGAGCAAGCAGAGCATTAGCCGCTACGGTCTGGTTGGCAAAAGGGTATTTTGCGATGTCATAGTCGACCATCGTCCCACCCTGAACCGGTTTCCAGTGGCAGAAATATTTATCCAGATCGGTAAGATTAAAAGCGCCCCCAAGCAACCCTGTGATAAAGCTGGCGCTCTGGGTTAATGCCACGACAGGCAGCATCCCCCCGGGTATGCTCTGCGCGATCCCATTGCACAGAATGACGGGGGAAACCTCAAAGCCCAGCTTATACAGCTCGCGAGTGAATCCCATGGTTATTGCCCCCCTGCGATAAGGGCGCCGGAAACAATGGCATTCCCACCTGTGTTGTTGTAAATCTGGATTACCGTTTTTTCAGAAACCCGACTGCCTGCACCTTCTTTTTGCGACATAGCAGAAATGAGTTTTGCAACGACCTGGGGATCGTTGAGGTTAAGCTTCTGGTTTTCATTAAAACCCGTAACCTTAACAACGTGCCTGATATACGCTTCAGTGTCATTGTTATCATCACCGGCCTGCTTTGTAGGGGGCGCCCATTTGGTGGTTATCCCCCTGACGGTGTCGACTCCCTGTGTGCCATAAATTTGAAGCTGTTTTGTGGCCGCAAGGACTCCTTCATCAAGCGTTGGAAATACAGCAAACTTTCCGTTTCGCGTATTTTCGCTGCTATACCCTTCAGCCCACCGCAGGTTCCCAGGGTTATTGAATCGATCGGCAATGGTTCGGTTTTTATCGGCAGTATTAGAAGGGGTTGGATCAACCGCTTTAACAGTGCCATCATCAAAGAAACGCCTTACGCCTTTAAGCCAGCTCCATACATGAGGGTCATCATCGCTTCCTGGCGTGTATGATTTACCTGTTTTCGGGTCGACCTGTACCTCGGGATTGAGGATAGATGAACTGGATTGAACGTTATCCGCAGTAAGGCTGGTTTTTCCAGTGATCCAGTCAATTACCCGGCCTATTAAATTCCCCATCCTCTCAACTTTATCCATAAAGTTGCTTACATCTGTCGAAAATTCAGGAGATACGAGATAGTTCGCAAACTTCTGTATCCCGCTTGCCAGGCCATCAATCCACTTACCCAGCTCGGGGGATTTCAGAAGGGTATCAATCGCGCCTGACAACGCATCAGACAGCTTGCTCAGCTGCGGCGCCATAGGACCAAGGCCGATTACAAAGGCCCTGTTAATGCTTCTTTCGCTTAGCTCAATCTGATTAATGAACTCCGTCCATTTTCTGTTTTGCTCATCAGTAATGTTTAATCTTTCAGCATCCTTCTTCGCCCTTCGCTCCATCGCATCAATTTCTTCATTGCTCATATTTTTGAAGCGATTAAGGTCGTCCAGAGTAAAGAAGTTTGTCAGGCCGTGCGCCTGCGCACCCTGCAGTGTGCTGCCGTTCTGCACGAAGATATCGCGCGCGTTGCGGATCATCTGCGGGAGCAGTTTAGCCGGGTCCTGGTCGGGATTGTTAATCCCCATAGCCTGAAACGTCCAGCGCTTAGACAGGTCCATTTGAGAATCACGGATAGCGCCCAGCGTACCTGCAGGATTCCCAATTGCCCTCCTGTAGTTGGCTTCTATGGCACTCAGTCTCCCTGCCGACGTACCGATCCCCAGGGACATAAATCTCTGCTGAGCTGCCCCCGCTCCCAGGGTATTGATACCAAACAGGCTACCTACGCCGAGAGCGCCGGTAAACAAGCCAACAATGCTACCCCATGACAGAAGACTAGCTGTCGCTTCACTGATGTGCCCTGCCAGCGATTTAGCGTCTTTCGTCGCATCGCTGATGAAGCCCTTCGCAGAGCGAGTGCTTTTGTTGAATTCATCCTGCTTTTTCTTCGAGTCTTCCAGGTTGGTATTGAGCCGATCGATACCGCTGTTGATGGTCAGAATGGCCTCGGCCACGGCGTTAAACTCCGCGCCTAACTCCTTCGCCTCACCTTTGGCCTTCTCGGTCTCTTTGCTGCCCTCGCCAATGCCGACGGCGGCCACGCGCCACGCTTCCGGCAAATCCTCCAGCGCGCTCTGGTATTCGCGAAACCGCTCCATAAACGCGACAAACTTGTCGTCATTTACGTCAATGTCGACGATCGACTTAGCTACCATTGAAAAAACCTCTTTCTTTGAGCGCTGACAGAATGAAACGCTGGCGATACTGAGCCGGGCTGGCGTACTCCTCGCCAGTTATTTCCCGTATCACTCGCCAGAATCCCTCATTCGACGCCCAGTCTAAGAGGGTATATATGACGTTTCCGGCTGGGCATTCTGGGTCGGGGTATCGATATCCGGCTTCGACGTCTGCAACGAATCGCGAAACGCCGTAACGCTCGATGAGGTAAGTTGCCCATCGTACATTTTGATCACCGTTCCCACGGTTGGAGCGATCAGGTTCGCTTTCTGAATGGCAGAGGAAACCATAAAAAAAACCACCTCCCCCTCAACCTCGCGGTATTCGTCAGGGTCAATAATCCCCTGCTTGAATGCCACCTCAAGCGGCGCGGTCTTCCACTGGCCATCATCGCTATAGACAACCACGGTCAGGCGCTGAATCTCGTCGACGATGGTCAGGGTTTGCGGAGGTTCAGCCAGGCTCTGATTTTCCTGTTTCCTCGCTTCCATGTCCTGCCTGAGCCTTTTTCTCAGCATCATGGCGGCTACGCGCGCAGAGCCGAGAGGGCCAACCTGTGCAATGAAGTTGGTAAACAGGTTACCCAGCAATACACAGTATTCTTCTACCACTTCATACGGGAACGGCGTGACATGCAGATAGACGATAGAACCATCACTGCGGGTGATGTTGCTAACGAGATTCAATTTTTTATCGATTTTCATGCATTACACCCACATGTTGTCGTTGGTGTTCATGTAGCCGCTGATGGTCACCACAAATGCAGGGTCCATACCGCTGAAAGTCAGTTCGTTGAAGTTGACCAGATAGCAGTTAAGCAGCGTCAGGTTGCCGAAGGTGTTCGCATCCGGTGTCACCACGACTTCACCCAGCGCGGTATCAGTCAGGAAGCGCTGGCGATAGCTTTCACCCAGCCCCTGGGTTTTGAGAAGATGTACGGTCAGCGTAACCTGCTGATACGGCGCCTGGCTGCCGACAGTGCCGGTCAGCGTCGGAATAATATCGGTCGCCGGGCCGTCCGGACGAAGACTGATGGCGTCTTTTGCCAGGTATGAGGCAGAGACGTTAAGCGCGGGGGTATCCGTGACAGAAATAGCCCCGCGAACGCGGTTAAGAAAGCCCTGAGGTACTAATGGGTTGCCCATTTTTTACGCCCCTACAAAGTTCGTTACGTTCACGTTGAACGTGATGGATTCAAAGCCGCGGCGAGGAGTCATGACGGCGCTCAGTCCGTTGTACTTCCCTTCCCGGTAATCTGACGGGTTCAGGCTGGAATAGTTGCTGAACGGAACAGCGTTGATTACGGCGTTACCGGCGTAAGTGCCTTTATCGTACTCGGTGTTGAAATCCTGCTGAATCAACTGCGTGTCAATGACACGTCCGAGGATCAGGCCGTAACTGATGCCGTTACGCATCGTTTTAAGCGCCCGGCGCTGCAGGCGGTCAATACCCTTCTGCTCATAGTAGAGCGGGTTAACCGTCGTGTTAGAGCCGTTGATAATCTCGTTTGCCAGATCGAGTTCAAGGTTGATCGCTGTCCATGCCACTGAGTACCAGTAGTTGAACGGGTTCCCGTCCAGCATGCGGCCGGAGAACAGGACCTTGTTGCTTAGTCCGCCTTCCGCGCCAGTGCCGATATAGTTGATGTTGCTGTCCTGCAAAGATTTCAGCAGCGCGCTGTTGCCTTCAAGAGGATATTCAGTCAGGCCGTACATGAAGCGGTACGCCATCGGCGGCACCATATTGCTGGAGCCAGGGTCGTTAGCCAGAGACGACTGAAACGGACCGGCCATGGAAAACTCGCTGGCCGGGATATCCGGTGACTCTACGCCCGCGCACACCGTTTTATTTTTCGTTTCTACCCATGCCTGATAGGTGGCGATCGTCGTGGTAACGAAGAAGTAAACCAGACTGCCCGGGGAGGTATAAAGTCCGGTCAGAGTTTTAAAGCTGGCGTTAGACTCCCACTCCCGAGGGACGAGATAGGAGAAGAATTTCTGATAGGTATTGCCAAGAGACACATCCTCGGCAATGAAGGCGGCCAGAGCAGTCACGGCGTCAGCAATGGAAACATCGCCCAACTCAAGCACATACACTGACCGGGTTTTCCCCTGACCCCAGAACGAGGTATTCATTTGTGAAATTTCGTTCGAAACGACTGTTTTCACGGAGCCCATGGTTGTCGCGGTGCCGGGATTGGTCGTCAGCGGATAGGTGAAAGTATTAGCCCCCGTAACCGTCGCTGTATAGGCGCCGTTGTAGCCTGCTGGCGCTGAGCCAGAAATAAGCACAGGGACCTGCGAGCCGTTCGTCCAGCCATGCGCGGCGGAAAGCGTCACCGTCACCACACCGGTCGCCCAGGCAAGAGAAGAAATTGATTTTGCCGGGGCCAGAATGCTGGCAAGGTCGCTTTCATTGGTCAGCAGCTGATATTCACCTGCATTCAGCGTGGTGCCACCCATGGAAATCATCGCCCCGGACTTTAACAACTGCGAGGGCTTCGGCGGATTCGTCACCGACACGTTAATATTAACAATTGCCATTTACTTATTTCTCCGGGTAAATGTTCGGAATTGCAGATGTGATCAGCCGGCGCGACAGGTCACGCATCCGTTGCTGGTAGTAGTTAATTTTGAATTTGATGGTTTTGCGCATGGCGATGATGTTCAGCTCGTTCTGCGTGACACGCTCATCCTGCACAACGGGGATGTTCATGATCCCCATCTCCGGGGCATCGCCGGTCGTGTAGTCCTGCACATACCGCACAAAGTCTTCAATGCTGGCGTTACGCAGGCCGGTGACCGATAGCGTCACATCTTCCGATACCAGCTGATACTGATTTTGCTTTTCGTCCAGATAGAATGCGCCGGCGATAGGAGACGTGTTGCTGCATTTCACCGTCGCATAGGGCGGCGAAAGGTTTTGCGTTGAGAGCATCGCCGGAAACATCGGCATGTACTGATTCAGGGCCAGCCAGATCGGCAAAGAACTCGACACCACCACGTCAGACAGGTCTATATCGTCAGCAGAGTTGATGATCTGCGACCGCATGTGCGGGAAAATCGCCTCTCCGGTGTAGTGGTACAGATTCGCCGGCTCATTCAGCCCCGTACGACGGGAGAAAGAAAACTGAACGCCAAAAAACTCACCGATGTAGAGCACCTCTGACCCGATATCGTTGAACGGGTCAATGTCCGCCTGCGCGGTAAATGTCACCACATTGCGGTCGTACAGTTGCTCATCGTCCTGAATGGTTTCTGTCGTCAGGTGCAGATAGCCCTTAACATTCACAGTGGCTGGTTCATTGCTGGGATCGTCAGACAGGACCGAGGATTTCACCCAGAATACAAAGCCATCGAGCGGAAGCACCTTTCTGATGTACTTCGTAAAGGTCACCACCTGAAACCGGCTCAGGTCATCAAGCCCTTGCGTCAGGGTCGCATTAAGCTCGGTTTTGGCGTTCTGTAATTCACTCAGGGAAGGCATTCAGCACCCCGCTTACCCAGACGCGCATTGCTGCCTGATAGGTTCCGGTGTCAATGAACGAGGGGCGCGGCGGCCCTTTTTTGCCCTTGAAGCGCTTCGATATACCATCAAGCGCGCGGCGTGTTGGCACGCCTGGGAGGCCGTTCATTTCTGTGTTATCGAGGAAGCCCACAAAGAGATCATGAACTTTTGACATTGACTCGGCGAGCGGGTCCTGCGCCGGCGGAGCGCCTGCGAACATGTTCTCAAGCGATGCGGCGAGGTCTTTGCTCATCAGGTCAGCTATGTCATTGCCGTAGCGGTCAAAGAACGTCTGCATTATCTGGTACTTTTCTTCCAGATACTCGGCAACATCCCCGGTCGTGGTGTCTTCGTCCTCGTATGGAATGTCGATAACACCCAGATGAAAGGTGATCATGACAGGCCCCACAGACTCCCGAACTGCTGAGCGATCATCAGGTAGCGACGCCCCCATGGGTCCTGCAGCATCTGAAGGTCAGCCAGAGACAGGTCTTTGAAGAAATCAGGCCCCAGCCGCTGTGCGTTGGTTGAGTTATCGCCCGCGCCAGTAATAACCCCGGCTTTGAAGTCATTCAGACCATGCTCTTTGCGGAAATCAGAAAATACAGCCTCTGTGCCGTAGTTGATGAGAAACGAGGCGCCAAGGTTATAAACCGCGATGCTATACATGTTCGGCATAACCGAGGCGATATCAGGGTTTACCCACTCAACCGCGCCGCCATAGGCGAGAGAAAAAGACGGCGAGTCATCGGGAACCTGGTCGGGGGTAATGCCCATATCAGCTCGAACTAATTCGATAAATCCCGACAGACTGGTTGTCATTTTTTCTTGCTCCCGGCTTTCGGCGTGACAATTTTTTCGTTAATGGTCGGATCGTCAGAGTGGTCATCGCGCCCCTTGGCCTGCTCTGCGCTGAATTCCATGTCGCCCTCATAGCCAATCCCGCTCTCGCGCAGTGTGCTATCCAGAGCGGCGACTGATGCCTGCCGGCGGCTATGCGCGCCGCGGGTCAGATGGCCATCGTTATCGCGAATAGTTTTCTCAATAACGCTGGCGGAAACTGGTTTGTTGATGCTGTAGCACAGGCCGACAAACGCCTGGCTCTGGTCGATTTTGGTTGAGTCAACCAGGCCATAAACCTGATGATGCTGAATAACTGCTTCGACTTCTTCGGTCGAGCCATCCAGAACTTGCATCTGCGATCCGTGCTCAATGGGAATCTGGCGGAGTCGCCCGGTTTCCAGTTGGCGGAAAGTAAAGATGTGGCGCTGTTTGGTAGTGTTGGCGATGAACAGTTTCATTGTTTACCCTCGTAAAAAAGCCCCTGCACGGATAACCATGCAGAGGCTAAAGCACTTCTCGATTTCGCGTTTTAGGCGCTGTATGCCATCGACAGGATAGTGATAGCTTCCGGACGGACCGCCCATCCAGACGTAGAGCGCATTTCTGACAGTACGTCGATAGCGCCCCCGGGGATTGGCGTCGGGATTTCCATCGGCGCGGCCATGTCGGTGAACATCAGGGCGTTCGCCGCCAGAGACGGGCTCAGCTTGGCGAATTCGTTGGTGTTCACGGTGGAGTTTACCATCGGAACTTCCACTTCCGGGATGGTGATGACCACCGCGTCAGTGCCGCCAGCGCCTGCGCCGATCAGCGTGTCGTCGTATACCCAGTCAACCTGAACATTTGCACCGCGCAGAACCTCTTTCACAGTTCCGCCGACGGTATCAGTACCACCACCAGGACGCTGGTAAGAGGTCAGTTGAACGATCTGCTGAATTTCCATCGCGCCCAGCACACGCTGCGGCCCGAGGATAACGACACGCTGTTGGCGACCCAGCTGCATGGTGCGGGTCAGTGCGGCCTGCACATGACCAAGCAGATAAACTGCCATCTGGCCATGATCGTAGGTCAGCACGGTGGTGTTGCTATTGCTGTCCGGCGGCAGGGTTTCAGTGGTCGCGCCTGCAGTGTTAAGCAATCCTTCGCCGCCTGCCGGGTTCATCCCGTACAGCAGCGCAGAGCGCAACTGCTGGAAGATACCCTGGCGCATGCCGAGGCGCTGAGCTTCTGGAAGAGCCATGTTCCAGTTACCGGCTGCAGCGGTGTCGTGGTGATCGTAGATGCCACGGCAACGGAACAGATAGGTAGGGGTGGAGATCATGCGTGCTTCGAGCGCCACGCTCGGCAACTGGTTAGCGTTGCCGGACTGGCTGGAGGTTACCTGAGTGCGGATATCCAGACGGCGCATATAAACGTACTGGTCGCCTACACCAAGGCGAACCTGCGGGTTACCGCTGGCGATGGTTTCAAACGCACCGGACGCCTGCTGGTAACCGATGATCAACTCCGGCGCGATGTACGACGGGTTGACGATGGTGTAACTGGGGGTAATTGCAGCCATTTAAAGCTCCCGATTAAAGTAAGACCAGCGCGCAGGCGTCGTCGTTTTTCCAGGTAAGGAAGCCCGTCGTACTGTCATAGCTGACAGTTTTGGAATTCCCGTTCTCGATGGAGAGGACTTTCACCGGCAGCGTGATATCTGCCTGAGCCACAGCACCGATAGTGCCCTGCGTGGTCGCGGAGCCGCCCGGCGCGCTTGCAGGCGCATAGGTGAAGGTTGTCGCAGTCGGCACGGACAGCACAACGACGGTACCGTTATAGGCCGCCGGGGCTACGCCGCTAATCTTCACGTACTGGCCAGCGGTCAGTCCATGCGCTGAGGCGGTAGTGGCAGTGGCCACGCCGTTCGAGTAGGCAACAGAAGACGTCGCAATGTCAGCGCCGGCAAAAGCCGCCGCGGCTGCGGTGGTCACCCGATCATTGACAAAGTCCCACGCCAGAGCCGTTTTCACCGATGCGCCGGAGGTTCCCAGCGCGACCACCTGCACTGAAGCTTTCAGCGGAACACGCATATTGGAGCCAAAGCGATAGAATGAAACGCTCATGCCGGACGCATACAGCGGAACCGGAGATTGTGGAGTGGTAAGGCCGTTGTGAGCCTGATTGAAGACAGTGAAGCCTTCAAGCTCAGCCAGCGACACAGCACGACGAATGGTCGAACCGCGAGGGCTGGATTTCACACCGGGCAGCAACTCAGCAACCGGCAGGCCGCCCCAGAGTGGTTTGGTTTCGGTGGCGGCGACAGTACCGGACGCCAGATTAAAGCGGTTTTCCGGATCGTCCAGGGCAACGCCCTGAATGAAGCCATCAGACTGCACGCCGAAGGAACCAGCGGCATTCGTGGTCGCCATCGGATTAAGAGATAAATTAGCCATGCTTCAGAGCTCCCGTTAAGCCTGGTTGTTGAAACTGGTGACCTGACGCTTGCCAGACTGGAACGGCGCCCAGGTGACGGACGGATCGCCTTCAAAGGTACTAATCTCACGACCGGTAGCATCCTTGCGCTTAATCTCGCGCAACATGCCCGGACCAACCGACAGGATGGCCGCCTTCTGGGCGTCGGCGTAGATGTGCTTTTCAGCCGCGCTCAGCAGTTGAGAGTCAGCGATGGCAGAGAGATCGACGGCTTTAAAGTCCGGCGAATGCTCCTGCAGTTGAATCATCAGCCGGCGGCGATACGCCATCGGTTTTTCACCGGACAGCGGGATCGGAGCGCGCTTGCCAAAGCTGGAGAAGACGCTATCGGCTTTCACCTGCGCTTCAGCAACTTCGTTGCGCTCTTCGTCGCTCAGTTCGGTAGGAATGCGGGAGCGAAGCTCGGCGATTTCCTGGCGCAGTTGAGAGTCGGCCTTTTCTTTTGCCATTTTCTCAGCCTCTTCGGCATCAGCCTTTTCTTTGGCTTCAGCATCAGCTTTTTCCTTCGCGTCTTTCTCTTCCGCGTCAGCTTTGGCTTTTGCCTCTTCCGCCTCTTTTGCCTCAGCATCAGCCTTTTCTTTTTTGGCTGCTTCTTCGGCATCAGCTTTGGCTTTCAGATCTGCTGCTTCTGAATCAGCCTTAGCCAAACGTGCATCGATCGCCTTATTAATCAGCGCTACGATTTTTTCCTCGTCCATCTTTTCAGCCTCTTTGGGAATGGAATCAGATTTAACACCGGTGGGGTTAAGGAGCTTGTCCCATACACCCTGTTCACAAATTGCAACGTGGTCGAGCAGCTCGGGGGATGGCTCCACCAATAGAGGCTGACCGTCGACAATGATTGATTGAGCAACCTCTGAGAACTTCACAGTAGGCGACGTGCTCAATTGCCTTGTTGCCATAATTTCAGCAGCTTCGGCGTCGTACACACGCGCAACGGCCCACACTTCGCCTTTATCGGCAACCCAGGCATTTGTCAGGGTGCCAATAACGCGCCTTGAGAACTCGTCACTATCAAGTGTTCTTTTTTCGGGGTGAAGCCAGATAAGCGGTACGCCAGCTACCCGCTGCAGAAATTCAGGGGTGAGATAGTCGTCCGGGTTACGGAAGGTCATCTCCTGATCTGCAGATCGCCAGGTAACTCCTGTTCCGGTCACCCGGATGGCGAACATCCACATGTTGTAAAAATATTGCGGACTGCTGAGCGTTCCGTCAGCGATGAGCGCGGCCACGTCGGTTTCATTGAGCGCCTGCTGTGCCAGCATTTCAGCGAATGGCTGATGAAGCGGCTTAGGCAAATCGTCAATATGGAACCATCCGGCGGCCAGAGATTCGTCGTTTAACTTCGCTTCGAACTGCTCCGGCACGTCGGCGCGGTAGGTCAGATAGTCACCGTGTACGCTATGCGGTGTGAGCAAGCCATCGTACTGATAGCCAGTCTCCTCCAGCACCTCGCGCCGCGCGGCGTCTATGGCTAACTCTCCCGGCTCTATCGTCCCGCCCGGCTGGCACCATGTGCCATCATCCGAGCGCTGGATCAGGAAGACGAATTTCCCCTGACGGAACATTATCCCGCTGCCAAAAATAGCCACGTTTCAATGCTCCTATGCTGCTTTCATGGACTCCAGAAACTTGCGGCCCTTCTGGGTTAGCATGTCCTCTGGAATGCTGCGGAGGTTATACAGATAGGTGACGTAGCACCGGCAGAAAACCTCTTCACCGGGCTGCGTGATTGCGTCGAGATAGCCGGCGGGGCCAGCCTTAACGTAACCATTTTTTTGCGCCCAGTTTCCGCGGATGAGATAGACCAGCTTATCCCGATCCTTGTGGTCTTCCCGGTAGTCATAACCCGCCTGGCGCCAGTGACTGTGCCACTCGGCAGCAATCGCGTTGTTGCTCGTCGCGATGATGTTGTCGATATTGGCAATCAACTTATGACTCTGGTCAATCATCACGCGACGCGCTTCATAGTCGACCTGCTGGGCACTCTTCTGGATATGATCGCAGTTGTAGTTAACCCCGCTTCGCGACGATGGTGACAGACCGCCACCGACATAATCCTGCACCGGTATGCTGGTTGCCCAACCGCTGAAACGCTGCACGGTTTTGTTAATCGCCGCGGTGCGATTCAGCTTTATCAGGTCAGCGCTAGCGAGAATGCGGCGATCCAGTTCACTCCTGAGCTTTGGCTCCATGTAATTAAGAGTGAAACGTGAAAGCCCCTTGTGGCGCTCCAGCGCGCCAGCCTTGCTTACCTGCAGGTCATAGGTCTTCCGGAGACGTTCTGACACCATGCTCATGTAGTCGTCATCAGTTTCACTTTCGGCAGCCTGCCGGATAATGGACTGCCATTGCTCCAGCTCTTGCCGCGAGGTGTAGCCATTGCGCAGAAAGAACTTCACCGCCTCACGTACGGTGCGTGTGAAAGTCTTCATAGCATCATCCCGCCGCCGGGCTCTTCTCCCTGCGGCTGCTGAGGCCGATTAGCCTTTAGCGAATCGATATCAAGGTCAAGCCGCTGCGGGAACAGGCTTTCATTGGCGTTTGCGTTGGTCTGTGCCCACTCGATAAGCAAAGCGCGGTTTTCGTCGTCCGTGTTGGTTTGCGGAAGGAGAACTTCCAGCATGCTAACGATCGCCTTAAATCGGATTTCGTCGACCTTCACTTTTTCGCTTTCCGGCTCTTTCAGAGAGGACGGCCAGCGATATTCGAAGTTGTTAATCCATGATGAAAAGTACACGCTGTGCGTGTTTTTCAGATCCGGGAAGTCAGCGCGAAGAGACTGGAAAAACTCAATACTCCAGGCGCGGTACTGACAAATACGGATGAAATAGTCGTACAGCGGCTCAAGCCATTCGCGGATATTGTCGATATATACCGCAACCGAACGGGCATCTTCCGTCCCCTCACCAAAACCCTGAGCGAACGTTTCCGAATTCAGGATGATGGCCGGCATGTCGGCCGCCGCCGCGATATTCTCCAGGATGTGATTGCGGGCAGAATCTAGCGGTTTTTCCAGGTTGCTTAGGTCGATCGATTCGATGCTGTCACTCTCTCCGATCTGCAGGACCTCACCTGTCTTACCTCTTTTGAGCAGCATTCGTTTGATGCCGCTGAGCTTCTGCATCATGTTGTTGACGACTGAGCTAGGGCCCTTAATCTTCGTTATCAGCAAACCACCTTTCACGGAAACCATGTCGTCAGTACGCATGGTCTGAATGAAGGATTTCAGCGGGAATAGCGCGCGCTGGTAAACGCTGCGTCCGGTAAAGCCAAAGGCCGCCGAGTTATAGGCCAGATAAATAGGGTCCTCATTCTGCTGCACCACGCAGCGGGATTTGTGATATGGCTTGCCAGCCACCCTGATCCCGTCAACCTTCTGGAATTCCTTCGCGTTCGGGTCCTGGTTCAGAACGATACTCCCCGCGGTGTTCAGCGGGTCAAGGATGTTGAAAGTCACGTTGTGCTTATAAAGAGTGCGGTAATCCACCGCCGTGGATGGCTCCTGGTTATCAACCAGCATTGCGACCGCAGAAACGCCGTAAATACGAGATATGCGCGCCGCATTGGCAATGTGCTTATTGGCGCCCAGTGCTTTCCACTCTCGCTCAAACGCATCGCGAAGACGTTGCTCAATACCGTACGCCTGCGAAATGTGAAGGGTGCGCGGCTCATTCATCGCCATCTTGATGGGGCGATCCACCATTTTTCCGCCCAGCGGGTGGAAGAGGTAAATCGTTTTGCAAGTCTCATAGCCAGCCGACATACCCGGCTGAATATCATCGCTGTCCAGGAGCGTGATCAGCTCCGGCGAGCAACTGCCGAGTGCGATATCATCTTCGTTCATTGGTTTTCTCGCTAGAGTGCGTCGCCGCTACCGAACGCGATGATCAGCCCGTAGGTGTAATCATCCAGCAAATCGTCGGCGCGCTTGTGCGCGTTCTTATCGGCAAGGTGGAATCGTGATACCTGCTTATGCAGATGATTAGCTGTTTCGCCCTTGAATACGGCTGTCTTCTCGTAGGCGTATCGGGATATTTTCGCCAGGCCGCGGTAGTGATAACCGGAGGCCATAATGGCGCGCTCGTCCTTCCCTTTGCTGGTCAGGGCGGACTCAATTTTGTTGACCGGCCATCCAAGGCTTTCACCTTTCTGCAGGAGAATGCTGCCCATACTGGCGTCTTCGATGAATACGCCCAGGCTGCCGTTGATGGATACACACTGGCTGGAAAGTTCGTTGAGGCGCTCGAATACCGATGGCATCCACGTTTCCAGCAGCGCCCCGTCGATCTGCACTACATCCCAGTCGAGTATCGTCAGGCGCTGAATGCCGGGCCTGGTATCGACGGCGTAGTAAACCACCGCCGTGCCGTCGTGCTCAGTACCGCCTTTAACGGCGGTGTCCATGACGGCGAATACGGCCTGACACATTTCAGGGTAATCGACAGGCTGATCCTGATTTTCACCCTCAAACCATTTTCGGACGTCGAACAGCGACGCAGCGGACCAGTCAACGAACTCGGCCAGAAACTCCTGGCGGAAAACACGAGGATCGTTATTCTCGCGCTCTTTCTCCAGTTCTTCGGGCGGCACGAACGGGTTAGAGGATGTTGGAGCATGATGCTCTATAAATCCCAGGGATTTGTTGTTGCAGATGGCGTAAAAAAAGTTCTCTTCGTCCACGCCGTCAGGCGTTGAGAATACGTAAGCCCGGCCCTTTGTCGTCAGCAGCGTCGGCTTAATCGACTTGGGCCAGATTTCCTTCAGCATTTCAGGTGACTTGGTAAACGCCGCCTCATCGATCAGGATAATTTCGTATTCACGACCACGGCCAGCCAGTTTGTTGTCGTTGGTGACCCAGAAATCTATTTTCCCGCCGTTCTTCAGCAGCAGGCGCTTTTCCTGCCGGCTAAAGCTCTTTTTTAGCGGAAGCAGGATTTCTTCCAGCTTGTCGTAGATCTCCTGGTACTGGCGATACTCGGCTGTGAAGATGCCGACCCTGCCACCCAGCTCGATGTCCATACCCGGCCGCCGGAACTGCGACGTTGCGTAGGTCACCGCAGCGCTCGACAGCATGAAGGTTTTCCCCCAGCGTCGACCACAGCGAACCGCATTCAGCTGGTGATCCCAGGAGTCAGACCAGACCGTTAACTGCCCGTTGTGTAGCGTGGGTAGGTAAATGTCGGCCATGATTTATCTTCCCGGGATTGGCAGCGAGTTATGCACGACGATCGCGTTATCCTTATCGCCGTCTTTCAGTACATCGATTTCGAGCTCAACCTTTTCAGTCGCAGCTTCGCGGTAAGCGGCATCAACGCGCTGCTTGATAATCGCCGCCTTGGTGTACTCCAGCGACTCAATGCGCGCAGTGTTGCGATGCATAGCCTTCTGCGCCTGAGAGATAAGGTCGTGCAGATCTTTGGCCTGCTCGCTGTCGGCTGTCTCCAGCTCTGTCTGCCAGCGCCCGATATTCTCTGCCGCTGTCAGGCTCGCCGCACGCAGCCAGAAAAGCTCATCGTCCAGCGTGAGCATCTGGGCATCTTCGGTGATGGCATCAGAGAGCAGCATCCGGCGGCCGTAGCCACCATGCTTTAATGCATTCTGGTTGCCTGGCAGGAAGGCGTTAGTCGGCGGCTCGGTGCGCGATCCGCGTATCGGTTTCGTTTCTGGAGATTTTGAGGTGGCGCCTGTTTCGGGCTGGTTTTTTTTCACCTTCCCGTTTTTACTGGCCCCGCCTTTCTCCTTCTGCGAATTCGCAGATTTATTCGCACTTTTTTTTTGCGAATTCGCACCGTAAGTCGTGACTTTGATATAGCGTTTCGCAGATGAGTAATTCAGTCCCTGCGCTGCGCACCAGTCTTTCGGGGATATTCCTGTTTTGGCATGCTCGGCGAGGAACTGGTGTTGCAGTGCTCCCCAGTCCGGTTTTGCCATGGTCCTTACCTCGTTGTGACATTATCGAGCCACCTCTTGAAGTGGCTCTGTAATGCCTATCTAGTCCTTAATGAACTCTTCCGTATGGACGCCAATTTCTCCGGTGAGCAGCGTGGCGTTGGTCACATCAATGATTACAGAGGCGTGAGGGTTGGCGTTTTCGTTAAGCCATTTGATTACCGGCTTCACCACGTCTTCGAAGGAGGAACTGCGAGCCTTATTAACGTCGGAAACGTGGCACTCGACAAGGCATTGGCCTTTATCGGCAAAGCAGTTGACGCAGGAATGATCGTGGATTTTCTCAGGGGCGCCATCCTTTTCGTCGCCATCATCTTCACACACTGGAAAGCAACGCACTATGTCAATGAGGTGGTCCCTGATAATCTGGGTCTCCAGCGAGTCAGGAGCTGTAAATAGCTCAATACTTAACCCGGTGCCGAGCTTAATGTTTGGCTTTTCTTTTGAGTAACCACCAAATACCAAGGTTTCAATGGGCTTACGGTCATTAATAATGGAGGAAGGTTGGCTAATACGAAAAAGAAGCACCTGCCAATATTTGATAACTTTCATGCTGTTTTCCTTTAGGTGTGAGCCTGTCGTACAGGAACGCCGCCCGAGAGAGGTCGCCACCTTTAACGGCGTTCCTCAGGCTCACGACTGAAAGACTCTCGATGGTTTGCGTGTACGATACGCATTAAAAAGCCCCGCTATTGCGAGGCTCGTTTCTTCTCTGCTTGCCTGATGTCAGCCTTATCACGGTTGCACTGCCCCAGCGCTGAAAGAAGGCTGACGTTTAAATCAAGGCTCTGGCCCCACGTCAGGTTGTCAGGGATTTCTGGCTGAGGAGTTTCAGCTGTCAGGCTGGCTGGTAACGGGACCGCCGGCACCTTGACGTAAACCGTTCGCGAATTGTTGCAACCGCTTAACTGCGCCAGCAGGCACAGGCCGATTAGTGCAATCATCATTCGCAACAGCAACCCTGATATCAGCCGTGGCTCCCGATGCGTCCAGTGCGATCTGCTCTTTTGCATTTTTGTTAGCCTCGGCGATGGAGTTGAATATCGTCATGGTGGTCAGGACGTTGGAGGTGATGGCCTGAGCGGTATTTACCTGCTGCTCAGCAGTTTCAGCTCTGGATTCCTGCTGATTGGCGGCGTTGTGGTAATGCATAACCAGCCAGCCAAGGCAGACGACCAGACAGATAACCACGGCGATGATAATGGCAGTTAATCGGCTCATTTCTGCCCCCCCACAGACAAACTTCACGCTCAATCTCGCGGCGGGTTATCAGGCCTTTCCACTGCTTGCCCTTGGCGTAGGTCCAGCGGCGCAACTGGTCACATGCGCCTTTCTGGTCGCCCTGGTTTATTTTGCGTAGCAGTGTGGAGGTCTGAAAGTTTCCGGCGCCGACGTTATAGGCGAATGAGTAGAGAGCCCCGCGCATTGTTACCGGGATCGGCTTCTGGATGTACGGGTTAATCTGGCGGGCGACGGTGTTCAGGTCTTTACTGAGCAACGCGCGGCATTCAGCCTCGGTGTACCTCTTACCGAGCATGATGTCTTTGCCAGCGTGGCCATAGCAAACAGTCCAGACGCCTACAACATCCTGATACGGCTTATACCTCACCCCTTCCAGACCATCATTGCCGGTAGGCCCGGTGATGAGTGCTGACGCAATGGCAATTGCTCCACCGCCAACGGCAGCAAGAACGCTATTCCTCAGCTTTGGTGACATAGCCATTTAGCCGATCCTCCCGCTCCTTTCGCCGGTAATACCAATTCACGCCACAGGTAATAACAGTGCATGCAATACCGACAACGATCGCCCAGTCGCTCAGGCTCATACCCGCCACTTTGTCGGCCAAAATCCATACCTCTGTTTTTGCTACATCTGCGTAAGCCTTTGCTGAGACACCACAGCCCGTCAGCGCGGTCCCGGTGCCGTATGAGAGTCTGCTGTAAATGGTGCTCATTTTGGTCATAGCCTCACCTCCGTTAATGACGGATGGCGCTGTGTGTGTTTGAAAAGGGTCAGGTCCGTCAGGCTGGATTTAACAACGAAGCATGTCGATGATGATTCCTGCGGGACCTGATAATAAAAAAGCCCGCGTTTAAGCGGGCAATAAGCAATGAGGGTATAGCAATGCGGCTCTATGGCCGAAGGTACCCTGGCTGGGTCTGGTGCTGATTGACGGAATCGAACCGCCGGCATCCTGCTTACAAGGCAGGCACTCTACCTGCTGAGCTAAATCAGCAATCTGGCTCAGAGCTCTCGCGTATGAGCTTCAGCGTGTAGTGCGGCACGCATTCACTCAAGAGCCCTGACCGGATTGCAGAAAGCAAAAAGCCCCGCACGATGGCGAGGCTTGGTGTTCTGATAGGTCAAACGCAAATACGGCAACCTACACTAAATATATTGCTCATTTGTTCATTAAAATGCAAGCACGATATGACTATTTTTTGCAATTTTCCTCACATTTTCTCGATCGTTGAATGCATTTTGTAATGGCTGATAAAGGCAAAACAACGAAGCATTGATAACCTGCTTAACTTCCCGGCGGATGGTTGAAATGCTCGGGTGCTTATACTGGTTTCCGGCGCGGGTCTTCATCAGGCGAGGCTTGCTCACTGCATGCTGCCATGAGGCGATCCTTATCTCACTTGAGTTGCAGACGTAATAGGCAAAAATTACCTTCCATGCATTCTCATCTACATTTTTCAGGTAATGCCGGATTACAGCGTCAATCAGCATCCCATCATCATCGCTGCATACAGGCCTTGAGGATACTTGCGGTTCAACTGTGGCCATGAACTTGGCAATCATATTTATCATCGCCTTGTCTATCTTTCCTGTCTGGCACCATGCGCCCCAAAGCTGGAGCCACTGATCTATCCACTGGTGCTGTTCGTTGGTTAATTCCAGTTTCATGCTGTCTCTCCCAGGGTCTGATAGATGCGAACGAAATTCTTGAGGATGCGGTAGTCAACCAGTACGGTGCCGCGGTGCCGGCAGAGGCGGAGCTTTTGCCAGCGATCCCGGATGCGCTCGATAACGTCACGGCTCATTTGGCCTCCGCTTTCTTAGGTCCGCGATATTCGCCGTATTGCGGTGTTCTGGATCTTGGTCTGGTATGCCGATGGGTAACTTTTGGAGAAAACAAAGCCTCTTCAACGCTCATACCATTTTTCAGCCGATGCTTGATGGCAGTAACTGATATCAAAACCCGGGGGTCTCTGGCCCATTCGGTAGGGGTTTTCGTTTCGCCATTAAAGGTAATTGCCATACGAGATTTTTTTGTATGCTCAGGAATGTGTACGCGAGAGCGCATTACATTGCATGCACGGCAAAGCACCCTCAAATTTGAATCAGAGTTGTTATCAACAACCTCATCTATGTGATCGATGTGCGCAGTCTTCCAAGTCACTTCCTTTCCACATATCTGACACGGAGGGAGAGTGTCGCCATATCGGTCATAAATAACTTTTCGATGCTCGTACACAAATCCATTTGCCATGACTAAGGGATGATCTGGACAATTAATCATCTGATAACCTTTGGAGTTTTTAGTCCTATCCTTTCTCTTTCCACGCTTCGTCAACTCATAGGTTCCGTAGCGCATCATTCGGAAATAGTGCTTTTGACAAACTCCTTTGCCTGGATAATGTTTACACTCGCTATCACAACCCTCTACCTTACATTTCATGCTGCCTCCTGATGGCGGGCGCGGCGTTTCTCCAGCGCGCGGGCTCTGCGGGTGAATATGGATTTGATTCGCTGCAGGTAGGGAATATCGAACCGGCGCGGCTCGTTATCAGCCTCAAGGCGTTCTACGCGATCCAGGCCTATGCGCTCAATCAGGTGAATGCGGTATTCAACGGCGTTACCGCTCAACTGTCGGTTGCAGCGGGTGCAGGCGGAGTGGACATTGAACACGTTGAATTTCAGGTGCGACGCCGCGCCACGGGAACGGTAATGACTGGCGTCAATAGCGCTGCCGGTCAGGTAATTGCTCTTACCGATAAGCGGGCTTCCGCAGCTGACGCAGGGCTTACCTTCATCACGAATGCGAATGTACCGGTTAAAGGCTGACTGAGCCTCTTTATCCCACTGGGCCTTTGTCTTGAATGACTCACGCTTAGCGCGGCGACGCTGGCGCCCCTCCTTCTCGGATTCGCGCTGGCGCTTCACCGCTCTGGCCTTCGCTGCTTCCCGGGCTTTTGCTGTCTGTTTTTTGCCGA